CCAGGATTCCAGCAGCCGCACTACCAGCACCCTGGTTAGCGGCACCCAATTGTTGACGGGCACGGGCCTGGGCAATCTCCATCTCACGGGCCTGACGGGGGGTTAGACCCTCTCCACGGGCACGGGCCAGGGCCTCTGCTTCGGCCTGACGGAACGGCTGGGCACGCGCACGCTCTGCGGCTGCCTGTGCCTCACGCTGACGGTTTGCACGCTGTGCTAGCAGTGCTTGACCAATGACGTTAACCCCTGCGCCACCAATGCGGCTCAAGTTCGGGTAACGGTTTAGCAATGCGTTTAACTCTTCCAGCCTGCGCTCACCGGTCTGGAAGATATTTTCATCCTCAACCGGCCTTGCCCTTCCAAATGGAGAAGGCGCAGCACGTTCCATGTCTGCTCTTTCCATTTCCTGAAGCGCATCAGGTGGCAGGAAGGAAGGCTCACCCTGCATTCCAGCAACGTCTCGATAACTGGTAAATGGCTGGTTTGCGTAGTAACTGGTATCTGGCGCCATCTGCCCGTAGTAACCCTGATCTGGCATAGCAGTCTCAGAACGCAGCACTTGCTCACGGTAGTTGGGCTGTTGAATCTCAGGGAAAGGCGTGTCTGGCCCCTCATACTCCTGAAACTCAGGCAGGCCAGTCATGGGATTGATCGTGCCACTGCCACCCTGCTCCTTGAGCATGGCAGCCTCCTCAGGCGTGATATGGGCAAGTATCTTGTCCTCACCGCGACCAAAGCGACGGATCATCTCAGCAAGTTGAGCAACGTCACCACCACCGCCAAACATCATCTTCAGAGTATTCATGTCATAGTCCTAACGCTTTGCGCAGGCGCAAGGAACGCTGGTTCCATACCTCCTGCTGTTGCCCTGGATCACCACCAAACGTAGGCTCCTTGTCGCCAACAATGGCGCTGTAGCCCTGCCCGACCTGCCTTGAAGTCAATGAGGCTGCACCACGGCGAGAGATTCTGTCTGCAACCACTGGCGGCATAGTGACACGCGGGGTAACAGGCGGCTCACCCTCACCCTCTCCACCGCCCAGTTCCATCTCACCCTCGGGTATGCCCTCACCCTCACCGCCACCAAGTTCCATTTCGCCTTCAGGCAGTTCCTCATCAGGTGCCTCGGCACGGTCCATGCCCAAACGCACCAACTCAAGGATTTCCTCATCGCTGATTTCGCCTTCGATTTCCTCACCTTCAGGCATAGCCTCTGGCATAGGCTCTTCGCCCTCAACAGGTGCCGCTTGCGCAGGTTGTGTAGCCTCTTGGCGACGACGCTGACCAGCACGCACCAGGTCAATCAACTGGGCATCACTTAACTCGGAAACGGGCGGCAAATTGTCTAGTTGATTCTGCGCTGCCTCATCTGGGCCACCTTCACGTGGCTCAGAAGTCTGATCGCCAACACCCGTGATGTCGATGCGCAGAGGTGGCCTGTCTGACATGTCAGCCTCGGCAACCTGCACACCTTCACGCGGTGGCCTACCCTCTAGCGCAGCCAACTCTTCTTGCAGCAACTCGTAGGTGGCATCAGCCAACTCTTCCCGAGTCATAGGACCGTCTTTTGGCCTGTCTTTAATTGACTTTGTAATGTCTCCAACTGCCTGTTGACCCAGCGCCATGCCAATGTTTTCAGCCTCTCCACCCATGGCGGCAACGCGTCCAGCAGTTTCAACATAGCGTGCAGCCGTATCACCAAGGTCCAACCCTCTTGCAGCCTCACCAGCCAAAGCACCACCCGCACCACCGGCTGCGCCAAGCAGGGCAGTTTGAGCAATGTCACCACCTTGGATGGCAGCAGAAGTGGCACCAGCAGCGCCAGAGGCGGCAGCATTTACAAGGGTCTGTTGCAGGGTTTGATTCATGCCGGTACCAGCCACAGCAGTGGCAACCTGACCCCCAACATAAGTGCCCACCTTGGGCGCTACGTAAGCAACAGCAGCGGCTTTACCAATGTCTTCAATGCTTCCACCTTTGGCTGCGGTAATGGCAGCGGCAGTAACCGGAGGCGGTATGCCCACTGAAGCAGCGGCAACTTGGACAGCAAAAGTAACCGGGTCATCCAGAATTGGCTGAATGACGTAATCATCAATGGCCTTGCCAACATCTTCTACAACGTCAACAACGTCCTCTACAACGTCACCAACGGCCTCAAAAACGTCTTCTACTACTCCAACAACGGCTTTGACAACTGCGCTCATTCTCGGTCTCCCCTACGTGGCCCACACTGGACCGTTACATAGAAGCCCCCGTCTTGCGTCTTTTGCACCTGATAGCCCATGTTTGGGTTTGGTGGGTTTTGCGAGATGTACCGAAAGACACCCAGCACAGCAGGATCAGAAAACTCAGTAGCCATGGTGTCAAAGCCCATCTTGTAACAGGCTTTGATAAACTCCATTCCGTTTTCTAAGAAGTTCCTAGCAGTGTCAGCGTTCAGTGCGCGGAAGTAACCAATGCGAGATGCGGCTTTGTGAATGATGAATAGTGTGTTGCCCTGGCGAATGAACAGCGTATTGGGCATTTGTAGTTCAGCGTTCACCGCTGTGATAAGGTCTCCGTAAGGAACCTCTGCACCAGTGTTCATACCAGCAATGCCGATAATGTCTTCTGGGGTTAACTCTTCTTGTTTACTATCTACCATCTGCATCGGCATTACCTCACTGGTTCAAAGATAGCAGCAGAGTAAACATTGCCCATCCCTGCTGCTACACTCAACACTAGCCCATCAGGTGCCACACAGTCTTGTGACAAGAACACATCGTCTTCTTGAGTCCTGTTGGGGATTCCTGGTACAACACCATACGCCAGATTGTCAAGCAAGAGTAGGGTTTCTAGCAACCCCGAAGCACCCATGGTATGCCCTATTTTTGGCTTGTAAGAGGTGGCTACAAAGTCCTTTAACGCCGTCTGAAGACCAGCCTTCTCCGATACGTTATTGGAGGCAGTACCCGTGCCATGCGTCTTAACAATAGTGACTTCACTTGGGTTAACAGCACCATAAGTTAATGCCCCCTCTATTGCGTCAGCGAATCCCTTGCCATCCTCCCGCTGCCCAATGGCATTGTTGGCCTTTTCAGCGCAATGGTAGGCAGAAACCAGCCTAGCCTTGGGAGTCAGGCCATAGTGGTTCACCTCCTTCTCGCTCATTAGGACGGCAAATACGGCCCCCTGGCCCACGTAGAAGCCACCATTCTTGCTATCAAAGGCGCTTGGCACGATTCTTTCCTCGTCTTCCCGCTTCTTGGTCAGGCAGGCACCCGAGTCCCCAAAGAATTCCAGCACCGAGTTCGACACGGCATCCTCTACTGACAGGATGACAAAGCGCGTGTAGCCAAACTGCTCCAGCATCAGGCAGTCTTGCAGCGCCTTGAGGCTGGATACGCAGGCAGTGGCATCCGTGCTGATGTAGTCAGGCTCACAGACCTGCTGGGCGATCCTGCCTGCATAGACGTTGGTCAGCGTGAAGGGTAGAAACTTGTAGGTGTAGTGCAGCCGGGTGTGCTTCTGGTTGTCCCTGGGGCTGATGCCAGCAAAGTGCTGGTTGCCTCCAGCCAAGATAAACGCCGTTTTCCCAAGGCTAGGGTTTTCCCGGAAAAATGAAATTTTTTTGTCGGCGGGGAGGACTTTGGAAACCAGTACGTGTGGGGCGTAGACAAACCCAGTCTTGGATTTTTCGTAGGTTTCAGGCAGCCAATGCACCCTTTGGGGGTGGATTATGTCGTCAAATAACTCGGTTTTGGTGCTGTAAGCCGTGTTCCCGTAGGCTAGAAACAGGCTCATTTGAGTTCCGAGATGACGTTTTCAACATCTATCTCCTCAACGGTTGCGTTAGCGACCAAAAACGCCTTCAAGTCGCCCACAGACTTAACCTGCATGGTCTTGCCCACTTCTTCTGGAACCCCAAAGGCATCACACAGGTACATGCCCAGCACCAGGCTGTCCAAGCTGTCAATGTTGAGGTCTGGCAGAAGATCATCTAATGATCCTGCGTCCAGCGGTGGGTTGTTTGGAGTCTTGGCTAGACGCGCACAGGCGTTAAACAAACGGAAGAAGTCATCATCACTAATCATGTCACCCCCAACGATCTCGCTATCTGTTCATGGATGAGTAAATGACTGTTCACCCAGTCATAAAAGTCATCCTCCTGGTTGAAGTCCAAGTCCAGCAAGTTAAATGGATCATTCAGGTTAAGAATTGTAGCAAAGCGTTGGTGTTCAAGTTGATGTATTTGCAACCAATCGTCTAAGTCTTGTGGGTCAGCGTCAATCAATGGGTAGCGAGGCACCTGGAAACCGGCATCGGTCAGGCGCTCACAGAAGACTTGGTGCTGGATACCGTTCTCAAAGAGGAAGTCCCTAAGGCTGTCTGGCTCCCCGAAGATAGGGGTAGCCAAGGCATCCATGTTCAGGCTCATTTATCGACCTTGGCATCCAACTTGTCGAAGATACGGCCCAGCATGCCCTTGATCTCGGTAATGTCGCTCTTGTAGTCATCCTTGGTCACATAGCGCAGGGGCATCTCTTTAACATTGTCCTCAATCTTCTCTACAGACGCACTCAAGCGATTGAGAATCCACATGCCAAAGGCACCCGCAGCGCCGAATCCAAGGTTAATTAGCCATTGAGCATCCACACTAGACTCCGTAATAAGGGATTTTCTTGGTTGTACCGTTGACCACCACCTCCACATAGCCTTCAGGGTTCAGCGGCAGGCTAGGATCAGGCATGGCAGCCGTGTTTGCAGTGGCTAAGTTAGCATACAAGTTAGCGGTCACTGTTACGTTTGCACCCTCAAGCGTTGTGACATTGACACTGCCACCTGTAATGGCGACGTTGTTGGCATCCTGAACAGCCATGGTGCCCAAGCCAGTGACATTGGCAGTGGAGATGGAGATGGCTACATTGGCAGCCGCAGTCAGCCGCCCTTGGGCATCCACCGTAAACTGAGCCACGTTTGCTGCATCGCCATAGGTGTCAGGCGTAACAGCCGTGTTAGCCAGGTCAATGGTGACGTTGGCAGCCAGGTTCCCGCCACCATCCAGTCCTGTGCCAGCAATGATTTCAACCGTGTTGGCTACGCCACCTGTGACGTTTGCAATTGGAACGCTGGTTAAGTCAACAGCGACGTTGCCGGTCAGTTGCCCACCGCCTGTGAGCAAGCCAGTGGTGTTAACAAAGACTGTATTTGCAACAGCGCCGACGTTGGCAGCATCCAGCACAACAACGCCGGTCTGCCCGTTGACGCTGATAACAGCTTCAGTGTTGTCTACCTTTTCCCAGACCGAGCCATTGAAGATGGCCCAGTCACCAGCCACCCAGTCTGTAATGCCATTGAGGTTCGTGTTACCAGCCACCGAGACAACATAGTAGTTGCCTTTGGTTCCGACGCTAGAGGTTAGCGTAGGCGTGTTTGTAGAGGCATCCCACGTACCTTGATATACAACCGCCCCTACTGCTGCACCACCGCCACCCGCAACCTTTAGCATGATCTACTCCTTAGAGGCCATCACCAGGCGTTATGTAAATGTCAGCCGTACCCGTTGCTGTACGCGCTGTAAAAAAACCGTTTGGAATGAAAGACAGAATCTCGTCCGTGTTCGGCAGAATGGGTATGCAGTTTTGTGCATTTGCACCATCGCCAGTCGGAATCGTGCAGTTGGATGTTGCCTGCGCAGCACTAGCGGCATAGGACAAGAATGCCGTTGTCGTGGTGGACAAGTTAATGATGCGGTACTGATTGCCGCCAAGTGTCGTGCTTGCGACCTGGATGGGTGTAGGCGGCGTAGAAGCAGCCGTCATCTTGCAGGTATTGCCCAGTACGGTAAAGGCATTAAGTCCCATCTTAGTTCTCCTTGGGCCAGTTTTGTGCGCCAACCACAGCAATCAGCGCCTCTACATTCTGGCAGTCAGCAATTTCCATCTCAAGTCTGTCTGCCTCTGCAATGATGTCAGCACGCATTTGCGCCACGTTCTCAGGAATCTCTACACCACGTTCTGCCTTGCGAATCACCATCCAGTCAGTCTGCGACAGCATAGAGCCTGCCGTAGCCTTTACCTGGGCAATCCACTGGCTTTTGAGTCCCTTAGTGACTAGGCGCTTGTCAGAGTCCACCATGACCGGATTGGCAGGGTCAGTGTTGTCGAGTACCTGCACGTACATAGGGTTGCCGTCTTCGTCCACCTCTTCCCTGTCTTCCAGTTCTTTGGGCGTGTTGACATAGAGGCGGGTGGGAACGCCCTTGACAAGCTGCAAGGCAGGATTTGCAGGAGTGACCCAGTAGAACCGTTGATCGTTTTGCGGCCCGTCAACAATGTCCATCACCGAGTTGTCAGCCTTAAACTGGGCAGAAGGACCAGAAGGAGGAAAACTGGTGTTGGGAAACAATGCTTTTATAGAAGCAGCCGTTTGTACAATTTGGTTGTCTTTTACAATTGCAAACATTATGTTCTCCAGTTATCAGCGTGCGAGAGAGTAGGCAAAGGGGTTTTCTGCGAAGGCCATGTAAATGAAGGTTTGTCCTGAAGCATTGGTATATCCGTCTGAACTTCTTTCTTTCCACCCATTACTTAATATATCAATATCATTTCCAGGTGTTACCTCTGCATTTGATGATTGAGCAAGTAATCTTTTTGTTGCAACATTAAACAAATCTCTAGAAGTATCAAACATAACCCAACCACCAACATCACCATTATCAGTTGTTTGTTTACGCATGATAAATTTAGGTCTAAACCCCGTGTACACAAACGGTCCGTCAGCCGAACCATTGCCCACATAACTGCCCAGGCTACTGAACCCAGGGACTTCAGCGAAGCAGTAGGCAACATAGTCCTCTGTGTTGGTGTTGACCTCTACACCGTTGCCAATGCTAAAGACTGTAGAAGTTGGTAGCGTGTCATTCCAGCGGTCTGCATTATCCGCAGTTGCCGCAGTTGTATTCAGCACCAAGTAGTCTGTCTCAGGGTTTGCGGTATTAGCGGCATGGTAGACCTGCCAAGCGTCTGCCTGATCTCGGTTCTTCACAATAATCATGCGAGGAACCGCACCTAGTCCATGTCCTACTGTCGCCGCACTACCCGTTCCCGTATAAGTAACAATCGAGAACCCACTTGTTGTATTGACTGAGACTGTGCTGGTAATCGTGCCTGCGGTGTTGCTTACACCTGCGCCATTGGCTTTCCAGTTCCATGCGACATAGGTATCGGTGTTTGTGTTTACTTGTGCGAGCGAGCCGACAGTAAATCCATCCGTACCAAACGCAGTCAGGCCATTGGCCTCCGCAGTCTCAGCCGTTGTCGTGTTGCTCTCAAGTTGGTTTTGCACCCCTCTGACCGCATCATAGAGGGCATGATCTGCCGCCGCATTGCGCTCCTTAATCCACACTAGATCGGGCTGGAATCCCACACCCGTCTGAACATTGGTTGAGCCCGTGCCGGTGTAAAGGATTGCGTTGAAATAGTCCCCGCCATCTTCAATAGTCGGAGTCGGCAGATTAGTCGTGACAAGTGCTTTGAAGCCAGAGGGGGCAGTGTATGAATAAGCCCTCTGACCAAAATTAAACTCTAATTTGTCGGATGAGTTATATGCCCAACCGCCCGGAAAGTAAGTAATTCCAGTTGTCAGAGTTGCGACCTGTCCTGTTCCGCTTGCAGGTACGCCTGAGTTGTAATAACTGCCGTTTTTTGACACCCAAACTTTTCCGCTATCGGCATCAAAAGCAAAGCCAAAAATATCACCAGCACTTATTGTCCCGGCAACCGAAAAATAAATTGAAGAACTACCACCGGATTCGTCACTTATATATATTGTCCCAAGATAATCAAAGACAACCAAAGTTCCGTTTCCATAGTCACCAGCAAGATTATTAGTTGGGGCATAAATCCCCGGCCCAGTCCTTGTCTCGTTCCCCTCTGCGGCAATCGTAACTTCCCAATACCATTTGCTAGAAGTTATGCCAAATGTGCTACGAATACCATCAAAACTACTATCTGCACCAACAAGATCAAGATTTCCGTTTTGTGAGACTGGATTTGCCGCACTTCCTTTATCTAACGGATTCAGCGTCGCATAATTCCCCCGCACCTCACCACCAGCACCTGTGTCTGTGCCATACCTTGTCGGTGAGTCCACCAGAGAATCATTGCCTGCACCCGCAGTCACCGAGAAGTTGTTGGTCGTCCAGTCATTAGAGCCAGCCTGATCCTCACCAAGCGTAGTGGTCGAGGTATTGTCAGAGAAGTTCAGATAGAACCCGTTGGTTCCATAAGTGCCTGTGTACTCGATAGGTTGCCATACACCTGTGTCTGAGTTGAATTCACCGAATGAGGTTGGGTCTAGGGCTTGACCGTCGATGAAGTTGATCTCGGTGAGGTAGCCGTCGAACTTGTCTACCCCTGATGGGAAAGACCCATTTAGTAACAACCCAATTTGATGCTCTGTGTTATTGCTAATTGGCCCGTCAGCGTTTAATGTTGGATATGACGAGAACGCAATAGCAATTTGTGTTCCGTTAACATAAATTTTTAATCTATCGGATGCGGTTGCCTGTGTGGTGTCTGCCGCAAAAATAAAGTGATACCAAGCCGAGAAATCTCTAAAAGACGCAGAACTTTCTACATATGTTGGACCGCTACTAAATCGCCAATAGATAGCATTATTTGCGCCAGCGTTGTCGGTTCCCCATCTAATAAAAGCGGAGTTTGCTGTGTCAGATAAAAGACGACCAGATTCTGCGGTTCCGCTTCTCTTTAACCAAACCGAATAAGTCCAAGTTTTCCTGTTTCCTGCTGTTGCCGGTGTGCGGTTCAAGTACGCAGAGTCAGCAGAGTTAAACCGCAGACTGCGGCTAATCTCGTACTCACCGCCTAGACCGGCGGCAGCACTCATCATGGAAATTAAGTCAGCCATTATTTCGAGTCCAAAGAAGCTGCCATGCCATGTATCGTCGTACCTGCGTCATAGGTCACAAACACCAGCAGGTCCAATCCATTTGCCGTAAGACTGGGCGCAACCCCACCAGTCCAGTCCACATTGGCCCAGGACAGCGTAAAGGCACCCCCGTTGCTCAAAGCCACCACAGCCCCACTGAGCGTGTTTGCGGGGCTTGCATTGGCAAAGCTAAACGTTAGGTTCGCATTTGCCGTTGCCGAGAAGAAGTTGGCATTGGCAAAGTCCAAAGTCGCATTGGCACTGACCACACCAAGCGCCTCACCATTGACTGAGTAATCTTTGAGGGTGGGCCTTGTCGCCAACTGATCCTCAAAGTTGATCGCTACATTGGTCAGCGAAGATGCCGTATCACCAAGGTCAATCGTCGTGCCACCAATGACCACATTGGAGTTAGCCAGGTAAGAGTTGGGGAAAGCCACCGAGACAGACGTAATGTTGGCATTGCCAATCGTGGCAGCCGTGACTGTCTCTAAGTTTGCAGTGCCGTTAACCGTTAAGTTGGTAATCGTTACATTGCTTAATGTCTCAACATCTACTGTGACGTTATCCAGCGTGACGTTGCTGATCGTGCCACCGGAAATCGTGACGTTGGAAAGCGCCTCTGAGCCGTTTCCAATGCCGTTGACGGCGTTGTAGATGGTCGTGAAGTTGGCATCCAGGTTTGCCAGCGGAATCGACGTCGTGGCGTTGGCAAACGTGTTAGGGATGGTAACGGGCAGTGTCATGTTAGAACCTCGCTCTCAATTCGTGTTCAAACTCGAATCCATTGATTGTAAAGGGGGTGGATGTACTTGTGATAGTCATTCCAAGGTACTTTCCATACATTTTTGCGTCTGATTTGTACAGGTTGTAGCCTGCGCCAGTAGACCCAGTTCCCAGCCAGGAAATGACTTGGGATAGGTTGTTGGTCCAGTTGATGTTGTTGCCCAGGTTGTTGAGCCAAAAGACGTTGTTTTGGAACGTAATGGCTGGAGACTGCTGGTTTTCAGAGTCCACAAACGCCGTCAACTGGACCGGATCAGTTCCCAGAGTGGCCTCAATGCCTATCTTGAGTGCCTGCTTGTCCCTAATAGGGTCTCCCATGGGCAGCAAAGCAGTCTGGATTTCAACCTCAACTGCGTTGTCAGCGTCCTCGTAAAACTGGTACAGGTCATTACCGGTGCTGCCATAGAGGTTCAGGAAGCCATCACTGACCGCAGGCACCACAAAGTAAGCATCCGTAAGCTGGTTGGTAAAGAACCACTTGCGCTCAAAGAAGGCAGCTTGCAGCCAGCGCATCGTGCCCTCGTCGTTGTACTTGAAGTTGTACACCGCGCACAGGATGTTGTTGATAAGCACCTGACCGCCTGAGATGGGCTGCGAGAAGTCAATCAGGGGGAAGATTCCATCCAGCGGGTCACTAATCTTGGTCGTCGTAGCACCTACCAAGGCATACACCCCGTACTCGTTCATAAACAGCACAGACCGAAAGTACGGGAAAATGGCGTTTCTCAGGTTAGAACCCACCGAGGCCGAGACGTTGGTGTTGGTAAAGAGGGTGACGCCTGTCAGGTCGTTAATCCGCACATCCGAGAACACGTTAATAGAGTCCTCGCCAAAGACGTAGAGGAAGTTGTTGGCTGACAGGATGCGGGTAATGTTCGTGCGCAGGGTCGAGTCTGAGATGGTCAGAAAGCCTGCTGAGACGTTGATGAAGTCGTTGTAGGTGTCAGCAGCCGTGTAGAACACGGTGCGGTCAGAAGCGATCCAGGCGCGTCCAGAAAAGGTGGCTACGTCCGTGCCATTCTGGTCCAGAATCGTGCAGGTGGCGTTGGCATTGCTATCACCGCCCGTGATCGTGATGGTAGGCGCACTGGTGTAGCCGGTGCCAGCCTCGGTCACTATGATCTCGGAGACCGCATTGGCGACAATGACAGCCTCACCAGTGGCTTGTATGCCGTTAGCCTGGTTAGGAGCGCCAAAGGTCACGGTAGTGTTAGAGGCCACATAGGTGGCCCCACCGTTGACGATGGTCACGCTGTTGACCGAACCAATGTCTAACAGATTTACCCCATCCCAAGTCTTGTAACCGTTGTTGGGGTCAATAATCAGGGCACGCTCGTTCTTCCACTGGGTAATGGCTACGCCAGTGTTGGAAAAGGTGTTGGCATTGGCAATGTTGCCCAGCGTATTGGTGGTCAGGTTGACGTACTGGGCAGAGCCATCGTCTTGGAACCCAAGGATGTACTCGTTATTGTTGATGTTGACGGACCCCATGAACGTCACATTGGCGGTCCAGCAGTTAGCGTTGACTAACTCATTGCCCTCAACGATGCGTACGTTACCGAATCCAATCGGCTGGGCGTTCTCTAGCCATGCAAACTCGCCATTCTCAATAACGGTGCGGCTGTTCTTGGTGTTGACACCCTTGAAGTCCTTGACGACGGCGTACTGTTTCTTTTGCTCAACGGCAGCCATGTCAGTACCCCGATATGTATGGTGTTGGTAGCCGTCTGGTAAAGGTTGTGTTTAGCGCCTGCATGACGTGCTTCTGATACTCCTGCTTGAATATCTCAGCCTCGCCATAGGACTGCTCTTGGTACTTGGCTATGTAAGCCGCATAAAACGGCACCGCCTCAGTAAAGGGCGTGGGCAGCGTCTCGTTGGGGCTTGCATCGGTCAACGGTGGCTTGAGTACCACCGTGTCAAGTTCAATCAAATAAGCCTGGTCAGGCTTGGGACCAATATAAATCTGCTTAGGGCCATACATGGAGAAGCCAACGGGTCTGCCCGTGTAGTTCTGCCAGAAGCGTAGCTGCGCATTGAAGTTGGACCAAGCCATGTAGTACAAGGGCACCCTGCTGTTGCCCCAGTACAAGTTGATCGTCAGTACGTCAATTGTATCGGTGCCTTCTGGCAGCGCAGAAAAATCAATTGTCTCGACGTTGTAGACCGTCGTGTAAGACTGAAGGATACGGTTGCACCCAGTGTCTTGAACCAGGTGGTTCCTTCCGTCATTGATGTAATCCGTTAACTCAGCATTAGTCCAAAAGTTTGCGTTAAC